GACCTTCAATAAATTAGACCAACGTATGGATCAGCTTGAGCAAACCAGCATCAAGCGCGGTCAAACCATAGCCTTCGCTGAACGATTGTTTTGGATCGTTATGACCGGGGCTGTGGGCTTAATATTTATATATTTAAGGTAGCCTATGGAAAAGAAGAAAAAGGCGCTCACAGAGCGACAGGAGCTGTTTCTTGATAAGCTCACTGGGGAGGCCAATGGGGATCTCCGCACAGCAATGACTATGGCTGGTTACTCCGAGGCCACTGGTATCAGAGAAGTCATACGCCCCATACAGGACGATGTGATTGCCGCTGCATCTATGATGATGGCGGTGAACGCTCCTAAAGCAGCTGCTAGCATGGTGGGGCTTCTCACAGACCCTAACGTGCTTGGGGCCCGTAACTTAGTGGCGGCATCTAAAGAGATCTTAGATCGAGCTGGCGTTGTTAAGAAAGAGACTCTGGAAATTAAAGGAGCTGATGGAGGTCTGTTTATCTTGCCCCCGAAACAAGATGAGTGATCCTGATTTCCCAACCAAATACCGGGCTAATAAGACTGCCCGTATAGCTTTCGGCTACATGCCATCTGAAGATGACCCTCTGGTTCTAATTCCTGATCCTTTCTTTATGCCGTTCATTAAAGAGGCATTGGATTTCATAGACGCTAAGGGCTCTCTGCGAGAGACCGCTGCTTACCTTACAGAGAAGACTGGGCAGAAGATTAGCCATCAAGGCATTAATATGATCTGGAAGGATCGTAGAGGCGGCGACCCCAAAAACGCTCGAGAAAAAGCTCAACGCAAACAGCGCAAGAAGTACGCTCCTAAAACTGGCCCTGAGAAGGCTAAAGCTAAAGTTAAACGCAAGGCTGCAGATGCAAAACGCACTCTGACCATGCAAGAGAAGAAGCTCGCTAACTGGGTAGACTACAAAAAAAAAGAGTCCCCAGAGGATGTCGCTCAGCCGATACACAGCGAGCTCCCCGCGCCTCCAACGCTTTCGGACACGCTAGATTTCGAGGCAGCTCCAAGTGAGCGTGAGGTGGTTTTTACGCCTAATGCGGGTCCACAAACTGAGTTCCTCGCAGCTATGGAACGCGAGGTTCTATATGGAGGAAGCGCTGGTGGGGGTAAAAGCTACGGGCTGCTTGCAGACCCCTTAAGGTACTTTGGAAACAAGAACTTTAGTGGCCTTATTCTTCGCCGCACCAATGACGAACTAAGAGAGCTTATATACAAATCTCAAGAGCTTTACCCCCTTGCCTACCCCGGGGCTAAGTGGATGGAAAAAAAGTCTCAGTGGGTTTTTCCTAGCGGAGCTAAGCTATGGATGACCTACCTTGAAAGGGAAGATGATGTTCTGCGTTACCAAGGCCAAGCGTTCAGTTATATAGCTTTCGACGAACTCACGCAGCACCCTAGTCCATATGTATTTAATTACATGCGCTCTCGATTACGGACTACAGATCCTGATCTACCCATATTTATCCGTGCCACAACCAACCCGGGTGGCCCCGGACATGGTTGGGTCAAGCGTATGTTTATCGATCCTGCCCCAGCAAATAAGTCCTTCATTGCCACTGACATAGAAACTGGCAAGGATCTGGTTTACCCGCCCAAGCATGAGAAGGCAGGACAGCCCCTTTTCTACAGACGGTTCATCCCAGCCAGTTTGCACGACAATCCGTATTTAGTCGAAGGCGGACAGTATGAAGCCAACCTATTATCTCTCCCAGAAAACCAGCGAAGACAACTTCTTGAAGGGGATTGGGGAGTTGCTGATGGAGCTGCTTTCCCAGAGTTTCGGCAGAATGTTCACGTTGTGGAGCCGTTTGATATCCCCCATGATTGGCGCAGATTTAGGTCATGTGATTACGGGTACTCTAGTTACAGCGCAGTTCATTGGTTTGCGATAGATCCATCCTTTGAGACGCTCATAGTTTACCGAGAGCTTTACCTCTCCAAGCACACTGGCAAGGACTTAGCTAAAGCGGTGATGGACGCCGAGTATGGCGAGAAGATGGCTTACGGTATTTTAGATAGCTCCTGTTGGCATAATCGCGGACAGATCGGCCCATCAATAGCTGAAGAGATGATCTCGATAGGTTGTAGATGGAGACCCAGTGACCGCACCGCTGGCGCTCGGGTCTCTGGTAAGAACCGCTTCCATGAAGTGCTCAAGGTAGACCCCGACACAGAGATGCCCGGTATCGTTTTCTTTGATACGTGCAGACAGATTATTGCAGATCTCCCCGTGATCCCCGCTTGCCCAAAAGGCACTGACGATATCGATGCACGGTACAGATCGGATCACACCTACGACAGTGTTCGCTACGGCATTATGAGCCGCCCTAGATCTCTAAGCCCCTTCGACATGGGTAGAGGCGTATCAAAGCCAGTCTACCGCCCCTCAGATTCAGTATTTGGATATTAATATGGCCCTAATGGACAAACCCACTCCCTCTCCGGGTGACGATCAGATAGATACAGATCAGGTCGTATCCTTGGACGAGGACGGTAATCCTGAGATGGAAAACCAAGAGTACCGTGGTTTAATTTCTTTTATAGATTCTGCCTACAAGGATGCCAAAGATCACCGTAGAATGGATGAAGAGCGATGGACGCTGGGCTACCAAAACTACAGAGGTATATACAGCTCTGATGTGCAGTTCACCGACACTGAAAAATCTAAAGCGTTTGTTAAGATTACAAAGACTAAAGTACTCGCTGCGTATGCCCAAGTTGTGGATGTGTTGTTTGCAGGTTCTCGTTTCCCAATTGGCATTCAAGCTCGTAAAAACCCCAATAACGTAGCGGATGCTGTTTCTATAAATCCTAACAAGATAACTGAGCAGAAAATAAAAGAAACGGTTAACGTAGATTATAAGATACCCGGCACTATTGCTCGACCAGATATCGCTAAAGATCTCGGCGTCTACAAAGATGCTCTGAGCCCACATGAGGAAGATCTAGAAGCTGGCCCCGGGACAGCCCCGGGCTCTATTACCTACGAACCAGCTAAGCGAGCGGCTCAGTTACTTGAGAAGAAAATGCATGATCAGCTTGAAGAGAGCGAAGCCTCTAAGCACCTGCGTTCAGTAGCATTTGAAGCCTGTCTGTTTGGCACAGGTATTCTTAAGGGCCCTTTCCTTACAGATAAAGAGTTCCCTCGCTGGGATGAAAAGGGCAAGTATGACCCTCTGTTCGAGACAGTGCCTCGGGTAGAATACGTTTCTATCTGGGATTTCTATCCTGACCCCGCTAGCCGCAATATGAGTGAGGCTGAGTTTGTTATTCAGCGGCACAGGCTTAGCCGCACCCAGCTAAGAGCCCTTAAAAAACGGCCACACTTCCGCGAAGAAAGCATTGAGCTTTGCGTTGAAATGGGCCCAGATTATGTGCGCGAATACTGGGAAGATACGCTAGACGAGAGCGATCTGGATAGCCACATAGATCGTTACGAAGTTTTAGAATACTGGGGCGTTATTGATGCGGAGCTTGCAGAGCAAGCAGATATTGATATCCCTAAATCCCTCAAGAATTTGGATGAGTTGCAGATAAATGCATGGGTCTGCAATGGGCAGATCCTACGGCTAGTTCTTAATCCTTTTACTCCTGCTCGCATCCCCTTCATGGCGGTGCCCTACGAGCTCAATCCATATAGTTTCTTTGGTATCGGCGTAGCCGAAAACATGTCCGACACACAGCTGCTCATGAATGGTTTTTATCGTATGGCGGTGGATAATGGAGCACTCTCAGGTAACCTACTTATTGAGATCGATGAGACCAATCTTGTGCCTGGGCAAGACTTGAGCGTGTACCCCGGCAAGGTGTTTCGCAGACAAGCAGGGGCACCCGGTCAGGCCATCTTCGGCACCAAGTTCCCCAATGTATCTCAAGAGCTTATGATGATGTTCGACAAGAGCCGCCAGCTTGCAGACGAAGCTACGGGTATACCTAGCTACAGCCACGGGGCCACAGGCATTATGGGAGTAGGTAGAACTGCCTCTGGTATGTCTATGCTTATGGGAGCTGCACAAAGCGCTATTAAGGCCGTTGTGCGTAACGTGGACGATTACTTACTAGCCCCTTTGGGCAAAAGCTTATTTGCTTTCAACATGCAATTCAATTTCGACGAAGAGTATGTGAAGGGGGATCTAGAAGTCATCGCACAGGGCACCGAAAGCCTTATGCGAAATGAGATCCGTAGCCAGAGATTGTTGCAGTTTTTGCAGATGTCCGCCAATCAACAGATGGCCCCATTTGTTAACTACTCATACATTCTTAGGGAGCTAGCAGCTTCAATGGATATCGATGAGGATAAGATCCTCTACGACCAACGTGAGGCGATTATGCAAGCTAAGATGATGGCTGAGATCCAAGCACTCATGCCACAGCAGCCCCCGGCCCCTCAAGGGCCTCAAGGCGGTCCTCCAAGTCCAGATGATCCCACAGGCACAGGCGGTGGTAATATAGCCCCCGGAGCTGCCCCAGAGCCCGGAGCAGACGGCTTCACAGGAGCTGGTGGAGGGGACAATGGAGGGCAGCCCGCAGCTGCCCAAGCAGCGCCCCAACAGATGATGTAATTTATGGATAAATCCTTCTACCGTTCCCTGCTTTTAATGGTGAACGACAAAGAGATGATGAGGATGCTGCAGGAGTACGCAACTGCGCGGATATCCCACTATCAGCTGCTTCTTGAGGTCGAGAAGGATCACTTTCGAGTGCTCGAGATCCAAGGCGCAATCAGAGAATTACGCCGAGTAAAAACACTCCGAGACGAATGCATAGCAGGGGCTAAATAATGGGTGTATTGGACAGAGTTTTGGGGTTCTTCGGAAAAGACGATGATGACCTCGAGGCTACCCAAAGCGCTGGTCGGCAAAGGTTTGGCGGTGCAGCGGATCCCCTTGGGTTTCTGACTTCTGAATTTGATCCTGTAGCAAGCGCTAATAGCTTAGCTGGTCCTGTCTATAGCGACAGCATGACGGGAAAAAGTTATGTTACTGAACCTGATACGGATCCCCGCACTGACAGAGAGATAATAACAGACACTGCTGTGGCGGCGAAAGACGCCGTAGTGGAATACGCTCAAGATCCGTTCCTACCAACTGGTCAGCAGGTAAAAGACTTCGGCAAAGCTGTAGTCACAGAAACTATAGATACTTTTGACCGTCTGGCCTCTGGAGACGCTAGTCTCTTAGAGGTTCTTGAAGCAGCTACGGGAGTAGGCTTGGGCGCAAAAGCAGCCCAGAAAGCATTTCCTGATCCAGAGCTAGGTAGCTCTGCCTTTACCACAGGGATGTTTCTCAACCAAAAGTCTAACAACGCCGATATGGCGGCGTTAGATAGAGCTCAGATAGCTGAATCTAACGGAGTTAATCGGGAAGCAATCTACAAAGATACGGGTTGGTTTAGATTTTCTGATGAGTGGCTGTACGAAATCAGTGATAAAGACACCAACATTAAGCTTCTTCAAAAGTTCAAAAAACCACTGGCCACAATTGAAGAGGTTGAAGTACCCACAAAGATTGGCAAAGAAGTAGCGGAACAGATGCGTCTTTCTGCCATGAAAAAAATCATTGGCGCTCGGACTGATTTGATCAACGGGGACATAAGCGAAGCTGAGTTTGAGGCTTTGTCCACTGCGTTTGAAAACCAATACAAAACAGACCTTGCTTCTTCAACAGGCACTAAGACTGTTCGTACAGAAACAAACCCAGAGACCCCGGCTAAAGATAAGGGTACTTTATCTGAGGTACTCGTTGGCGCAGACGATCTCGAGGCTGCTTTACCGCCCGGGACAATGGATCAGACCGCTCAGATTAAGGGCACGAGAACAGGCTATTATGGCGTAAAATACGGTGGGACACCGCCCAAAGGACTGAGTAAAGTAAATACGTTCCCCGAGGCAATAAAAGATAAAGGCGAAAAGTCTGGCCCAGAAGAATTAGTAAAAGATCTAGCTTTTGCTAAGATTGGAAACGCCGATAAAGAACTTTTAGAGCAGCTTAACACAGGAAAGATTACTAAAGACCAGTTCTACGCTGATTTAACTTGGGGAATTATGCTGCACGAAACCCAGCATTTGGTGCAGGAAGCGCTTAGCTTTAAATCGGGTCGCGGGGGCACACAAGACGCAGCGCAGGCTGCTAGCAAAGAGCCAGCAAATAAAGCAGTAAGATATGCTATGCTCGATCTGGCCACGCAAGATGGCTGGAAGAAAACTAAAA